GAAGAGTTAACTAGACTGGTTGCAGAGCATGAAGATAGGCTCGATCACTACTTAGAGAAAATAATTGAGAAACGCGAAATCGATATGGTTTTAGTGGCTTTGGTTTTGACTGTGAGGTCAATCAAAGATTTGAAAGATAGGCTAACGGAACACGAAGGAGACAAACCATGAATATAATTTTTGATGAATTTGAAACACTAGAACTGCTTGCAGGCGTCAATATCTTATTGGGCCTGTATAGTCAAATGAAACCCGTTGATGGTGTTCAATCTGAACGTTTTCAGAAACGTTGGGCTTTCTTTGAGAATCTCAAAGACGAACTAGAAAAAGAGATGCTAGGTGACGGGGATGCCTAATTCTGATTATAGGCTTATGGTTAAATACCGTAATCTATTTTATGACTATCTATTTTTAAACGCTCTTTCAACTGCTTATGCGCAAATTAATATAAAGACGTTGCTTAGATTGTCGATTTTTGAATCTCACAAGAAAACAATCGAGACGGCTCTCAATAATCTAACACTGAACAAGGATGTTCAAAATGACCGACGAAGAGAAAGAGATATGCCAGAGACTCAAGGATAATCTCGAGCATTACGCATTAAAATGCCTAAAGATCCGAACTAAATCGGGGTCAATCGAGCCTTTTATATTCAATCGCGCCCAAGAGCATCTGCATAAAAAGATACAAGAGCAGAAAGGAAGGTTAGGTTATGTTCGAAAGATTGTTTTAAAAGGACGACAACAAGGATGCAGTTCGTACATCTCTGGTCGTTATTACCATTTAACAACCCATAACTTCGGCTTTCAAACCTTTATCTTAACCCACCTGGGGGAGGCGACCAATAACCTTTTTGAGATGGCCTATAGGTTTTGGGAGAATACCCCACAACTTGTACGGCCAATGGTCAGTACTAACAACAGTAAGTCACTAGTTTTCGGAACACTTGATTCCGGATATAAAATAGGCACCGCTGAAAATAAATCCGTTGGCCGCTCTGCAACTATACAACTTTTTCATGGATCAGAGGTAGCCTTTTGGCAGAATGCTGAGGAGCATGCCAAGGGGATATTGCAGGCCGTTCCAGATGCCCCAGGGACCGAAATCATACTTGAGTCCACAGCTAATGGTGTTGGCAACTACTTCCATCAAATGTGGCAAAAGGCCGAAGCCGGTCTATCGGATTTCGAGGCGGTCTTTATTCCTTGGTTTTGGCAAGAAGAATATCAAAGGGAACCTGAACCGGATTTCAGTCTAACTGTCAAAGAACAAGAGCTTCAGTCTGCTTATAGTCTCACTAATGCTCAGCTTTGTTGGCGTCGATACAAGATAATCAACATGTCCATTAATGGACAAGATGGTGAGAAATCCTTTGCGCAAGAATACCCTTGCAATGCTAACGAAGCATTCCAACTAACTGGCGAAAACACTTTTATAGATTCGACTATAGTTATGAGAGCAAGGAAATGTGAAACGGAAGGTTATGGACCGGTACTTATAGGTGTCGATCCGGCCAGGTTTGGCGACGATAGAACCTCTATCCTCTTCAGACAAGGCCGGAAAGTTTATAACCTAGAGAGTTACACCAAAAAGGATACCATGGAAGTGACAGGGATTGTGCATCAATTAATGCTTAAACATCAGCCAGCTAAGGTCTTTGTTGACGTTGGCGGTCTGGGCGCAGGCGTGGTCGATAGATTAAAAGAATTGTGGCCGGGCGATGACAGAATAGTCGCTGTCAATGCGGGTTCTAGCCCTTTAGATAAAAACAAATACTCAAACAAACGCGCTGAGATGTGGGGTTTACTCAAAGACTGGTTTTTTGAAACACCTTGCCAAATACCCGATGCAGACTCATTACATGCAGATTTATGCGGCATTAGATACAAATACAACTCTAATACACAACTTTGCATGGAAGCCAAAGACGACATGAAAAAGCGGGGCATAAGGTCTTGCGATGAGGCGGATGCGCTAGCTCTTACGTTTGCGCTCCCCTCTCAAAGTTTAATGGGTGACAGAACAAATCCTATACTCGATTCAATGGCAAAGGATTTCCATAATAAACTTCATGCGATGAATAGAGCGAGAAATTATTAACCGATATTGCAAGGATGCAAACCCATGATAGCCAAAAAATATAGTAGTCAGATTGAAAAGATTAAAGACAATATCCAAACCTCTTATGAAAATTGGATGGAAAATTCTAAACGCTTCAATGAGTTTGTACGCTTTGTATTTGATACATCAATATCAGATGAAGATAACTCTCAATTAGAGGTTTTACAGAAGCCCAATATTGAGTTTAATATTCTTGAGGCTATCATATCCCGATTAATGGGCGAGTTTGCAAAGCATCAGCCCGACATTACGGTAAAGTCAGCCCCTGGTACTCGGGTTGAAGACCTAACAGACGAGTTTCTAGCCACCCAAGAGGTTATTGAGGCCCATCTTCGAGAGATATTTTCAGATACCTCCAATGATGCCATAGGGTATAGAACCTACAGGGACTCCTTATCGGGCGGTTATTCGGTATGGCGTATCAGTACTGACTACATCAATGAACTGTCTTTCGAACAGAATATTAAGGTTGGGCGTGTATTCGATCCAACTATGGCGGGATTCGATCCACTTGCGCGCTTGTCCCATAAAGGTGATGGCGAATATTGTTTCGAGTTAATACCCATGTCCAGTCAAGACTTCGAAGATAAGTTTGGTAAAGACAAAGCCAAAGAGATAAAATACTCACGTAGTACAAACATTGGCGGTTTTAACTGGTCTTATGAGGCGCAGAATACCGAAACTGTTTTGATTGCCGAATATTATTGTAAGGTTAAGAAAGAAGAAGAGATTATAAAACTTTCTAACGGGCATGTAATTCTAGAGAAGCATTACGAACAAATGCTTTTAATGTGGAGTCAGGCGGGTTATATAGAACAACCACCTATCCCTATTAGTAGAAGAAAAACAACCATTGAAACAATTGAGCAGTTTATCGTTTGTGAAAATGGTGTTCTTGAGCATCAAAAGACTAACTTTAAACATTTGCCATTAGTGTTTATTGATGGTAACAGTGCGTTTTTTAAAGAGTCCGAAAATGGTGCCGCTATTCAAATGACGAGGCCTATTATCTTCCACACCAAGGGCGCACAGCGATTGATTAACTTTGCCGGTCAAACACAGGCCGCTGAGATTGAAAACATTGTCATGCATAAGTTTATTGTCCCATTAGAGGCAATTCCTAAAGGCTATGAAGATGCTTACAAAAATGTTCAGGTGCCATCGAACTTAATCTACAATGCTTTCTATAAAGAAAACCCAGACCAGCCAATACCGCCTCCAAGAGAGATACAACGGGCACCCACACCGCCTATTGTTGAAAATACATTCATGGGCACTAACAGAATCGTACAGATGATTCTGGGTAGCTACGACTCTGTTTTAGGCACCAACGACAAACAGATATCGGGCGTTGCCATTCAACAAGGGGCAATGCAGTCTGATGCAACGGCTATCCCTTACCTTGAGGGTTACATTAACGGTTTAAATAGAGCGGCTGAGATTGTTGTTGATTTGATACCTAAATACTATGTAACGCCTAGAAGTCTACCCATCAAACAAAAAGATGGCAAACGCTCATTCCAATTGATTAACATGGAGGGCCAGCAAGATAGTATTGACATGAAATATAACCCTAACAGTCTACAAATTAAGGTTGAGGCGGGCGTTAGTTCTGGTGTTAAGAAACAGGTGGCCCTAGAGCAAATAACGTCGCTGTCGCAGGCCATTCCAATCGTAGGCGAGTTCATCAGTGAGTTTGGGTTAGAAACTATCATTGATAACATGGATATTAGAGGTGTTGAGATACTTAAGGCTCAGGCCGTTAAGTTCATGGAGATGAGACAGCAACAAAAAGAGGCTCAGGCCCAACAACCATCGCCTGAAATCATGCAGATGGAGGTTGTTAAAGAAATTGAGATGGCCAAGGTCGAACAACAGGCTACTAAAGCGGAGGGTGACTTAGCAATTGCCACAGCAAAATTATCTCTTGAACAAAAGGCTCAAGATATTAAATTTATGGAAGTAATGGCGAAAATTGAAGAAGGTAATGTTAAACTGGCAATAGAACAAGAAAAAGTAAATGCTGAGCAGGCAAGGTCAGCTGTCGAACTGGCTATTAATATGGCAAAACAAACAATGATGAAGGAGAATACGAAGTAATGGACATAGAGAAAATCGGTGCAATTACTGCTTTAATAGTGAATTTTATATTGTTGGCGTCAATGATATATGTTATCCAGCATTTTATTATTAAGTTTTGGTGAAAGGAAATTAATAAATGCTAAATAAAATACTGATATTATATAAATATATATTATATAAATTGGGTTTTAATAAGGATTATTTATCTCTTAAGAACGTTCGGGATTATCAGAAGGCTTTATTGTCTTATAATGAAAACTTGAATATGTTTATGTCGCAGGCTGGGAAAAAATTTAAACCAATCAATGAAGGAGTAGTAAAAATGTCAAAACTAACTACGAAACAACGCAAGAAATTGCCTAAATCAGATTTCGCGCTTCCCTCGAAGCGTAAATACCCTGTAAATGATAAGTCGCATGCCAAAAATGCAATGGCGCGCGCTTCAGAAATGG